CCGTGGCCACGGCGGTCATATCGTTCGTAGACTGGCCGAGCGCCGCGCCCGCGTCGCCGATGGTCTGCAAGACCGGCAGGATGCTGTCTGCATCGTAGCCGTAGGTCGCGAGCGTCTTGCTCATGCTTGTCAGGTCGTCATAAAGAAACGGCGTCGAGTTGGCCATGCCGACAAGGTTTGTGAGATAGCTGTCCGCGGTCTCTTTGCTGCCGAACAGCGTCGCGAAGGAGATTTTGTCGGTCTCGCGCCCCGCGGCGATCGAGCTGCCGCTCGTCAGCGACTCGCTCTGCGCGTCCAGCTGCTCCTGCACAGCGTCCTGCACGTAAGACTTGAAGGAGGAATCCTGCGATTCATATCGTTGTGCACTTCCCGATATTGCTCCGGTAATGCCGCCTACTGTGGCACCTGCCAGCACGCCGAGCGGCCCAAATGCTGACCCGGTTATTGCGCCGGAGAGCACAGAGGAGATCATGCTGGATGCAAGGGTACCGGAATCGCTTCCCAAAGCACTGCCGATTTTTGTGTTTAGAGATCCTTGTACTGCGCCGCCAATCATCTGCGCTGCCTGCATAGTGACGAGTGCGTTTGTGATCGACTTGAAGCCGCCGCCTATGCCGCCCGAGCTGTTCATCGACTTGTTGGCCTTCGTGTCAAGGTTTTCGATCTCCTTGCGGGCCTTTTCGGCTTCTTTGCTGACGGAACGGAACTGATAGGATAAATTATCGAAGTTCGCCTGTGCGGCCTCCATCTTGAGGCCATCCATGGCATCCTGCGTCTCATTGAATTTTTTCTTTGCTTCGGTCAGCTCTTTTTTTGCTTTATCGAAGTTCGCATTGAGCGTAGCTTTCTCTTTACTGAGAGAATGCGCTTTGTCCTGAAGTTCACGGAGCTTACTGCCGAGATCGGCGGCGTTCTTCGCAATCGTCTTCATCCCCTCAGAAGACTTGTCTTGCGTCTTGATTACGATTGAGGTTTCTGGCAATTCTTTCACCGCCTTATCATTGACTTTGTCGCGAAAATGCATATAATGAAAGCAAGGAGCGTGATACCTATGACGAAGACATCTATCATCACAATAGCAGTCTCACTTCTGATTGCGGTATTGCTTCCATTTTTCATTTAGAGTTTCAGCCGCCCGAATGGGCGGCTTTATTTTTTACCCCGCGTGACCTTGATGGCTTTGCCGCGCGGCGTGGGGCGGCTGCGTGCAGCAGCCTCATAGGAGGACAGCGCCCAGATGAGGTCCTTTTCTCCCTGCGGGCGGTTGTAGTAGTCGCCCGGCAGGATGCCGTGCACGTGAAAAAGGTAGTAGGCAAGCCCCAGCTCCGGATCGCTGCCCTCCGTCAGGCGTTTTTTACCTTTTCGATGGTCGCGCGGCGATAGCCGCTCAGACGTTCAACCTCGCGGCTCAGATCGGCGATTTCGCCGGGCAGCAGCATCGCCTTGAGCGTCTCCGCCGGCGTGATCCCGCCAAATTTGTGCTGCAGCGGCGTGCTCTTCAGGTCGGGGTCGATGCAGCCTGCCAGCAGGATCTGAAGCTCGGCGTCCTGATCGAGACGGCTTATGTCCTGCACACGCCCGTAGGGCAGAGCCTGGAGCGTGAAGATGACCGGCGCGCCGGCTGCCTCGCTCAGGCGCGGGACCTCAAACTTGGCCGTCGGCAGGTTCTTCGCCACATTGATGACCTTTTCGCCCAGCAGCAGATCCAGCACAGACGGCTGCTCTGCGGCGGCGTTCTGATTGACGATGGTATTTTCCATAATTCCCTCCAAATTTGACTATGCGCAGCGCCGCCGGTCTCCCGACGGTGCTGCGCAATATTTTCAGGTGTCCAGCATCTGATAGTCGTTGAATGTGAACGGGGACTCGATCTGCCCGAGCTTGGCGGCCTCCCAGTCCGCAAGCGTCAGGTCGTCAAAGCTGACGCCCATGAGCGCGATGCGCTGGTTGTTCGGGTTATCGGGGTCGTCCAGATTGCTGATGATCGTGTGGCGCAGGTCCTTGCCGGTCTTGAGCGCCTCGCCCTCCAGCTCAATGAGGCGGGAAGTCGCGTTATAGATGCGGATGGAGCCGGTGCCCTTGGTGGATACGAGCTTGCTGTCCTCCATCATGGCGCGGCAACGGGGAACGCTCTCCTTGGTCTTGCTGATCTTAGCCTGGCAGCCGTAGCACTCGGCGACCTGTTCACCGTCGATCCACAGGCTGCCCCATGTGCCGCTGCGTACCAGCGTGGTGTCAATAGCTTCACTCATGTGTGTTTCCTCCTATCAGGCTGCAATGACGCTCGGAGAGACCTCGAAAACGATGGCGAAGTCTTCCATGGCGTCCATGATGTTACCGTAGAGCTTCAAAAACACCTTGCTGCCGGTGTTCTCCTTGATGACCTCATTGTCGCTGAGCTTTTTGATGCGCTCTGCCTCGGTGGCATCGTCGCCGGCGGCGGTGATGAGATACTTGCGCGTCGCGTCGGCGTCGAGCACCGCGCCGGACGAACCGCTCTCCAGCACCTTGGAGTCCTCCAGACTCTTGAGGTAGTCCTGCAACGCCAGCAGCAGGACACACTTGTCATCGTAGGTGTTGGCGCACTTGCCGAAGTAGTCGTCCTCGACGCTCGAGACGGCGTAGTAGCGGATCAGGTCGATGGCCGCGGTCATCTTGATCTTCTTGAGCGCCTCGGGTTCCGTGTCGCCGATCGTGACCTTGCTGGTCACGGCGCGGCTCAGCTTGCGCACGCGGCCGTCGTCGATGATGAAGAGCTTGCCGGCGTCGACCGCTGCGTCGGGGTTCTCGGTCGCCGTCACGCCGGTCACCTCGCTCAGCTGCGCATAGGTCGCGCTGCACTGCGCGGGGGTACCGGCCAGCATACCCGCAATGCGCGAGCAGTAAGCCGCGGCAGAGAAAGCCGTCTTGCCGCCGGCGGCGATACCGGCAGACACAAAGTTGATGACGCCCTCGTAGTCCGCCGCGGTGTTGGGCAATACCGCCTTGCCGATGTAGCGCAGCTTGCGGCGCTCCTTGACGAGCGCGGCGAGCGCCGTGGCGTCTTCAGCGGAGATATCAGGCGGGCCCGCGATGTAGTCGTAGGTGTAGGCCGCCAGCGCGCCGAAGCCCGCCGCGATCGTTCCGGCTGCCGGCACAACGGAGACGTACACAGCGCTCGGGCGGTTGATGTAGCCCATCAGCGCACGCTTGATGTATGCGATATTGTCCGCGCCGAGCGTCGTCGGGATATCGCTCTCCTGGCAAACGACGTGTACGCCGTTTGCTTTGCTGTCGCGCAGGATCAACGCGACAGCGCCGCGGGAAATGCGGGTGGATACCGTCTCCGCGGCTTTTTTCAGGGTAAAAGTGAGTTCAGGCAGTCCCATACTCATTCGCTCCTTTGATAAATTTCTCCGCCGTTTACCTGCACGGAGATCTGGTAAGAGTCCGCCGCTGGAATCTCCGGCGCGGTCTCTTCGTTACTTTCCATAAATTCAAAATTCAGCAGAATAGCGGCTCTATCGATGTCCCGCGGCATACTCTGCAGCTGCGGAAGCAACCTGCGCGCTCCCACGTGCAGGACCTGCATCATAAGCTTCAGGCACGCCGATACATCGTTGTTGAGCCTTGCCCAGTTGATGTCATAGTGCTCGTCGGCCTCATCGTGCAGCGTGAGCCGGATCTGCACGTTCCGCTTTGTCATGCGCTGCGTGACCGGCGTACGATCATCGCGCGTGACCTCGAGCCAGAAAGAGGGACGCTCATAATTGACAGGGCAGACGTTGATATAAGTCCTTCGTTCAGGCCACTTTTCCAGCAGACGCGCATTGACGGCGTCCAGAATCTCCGTGCTGTTCATCCGTTCCCCTCCAAATAGGCCATGGCCTTCTTCTCAATCTCTCTTGCGCCCTCCGCAGTCAGGCGGCGGACGACGTCGGCGTCGGTCATGTGGTACATGTAGATTCCGGCAACGCGGTCGCGGCCTTCTTCCCGTCGGGACTTTCGCTTTCTCTTGGGGTGGTTGGACGGCCCGCGG